CTCAATTTATACTCCCATGCGTCTGACCAAGGAGTCCACCATACATCTGTTTTAAACGTACCGTCCTTGTTTCTTGCTCTTTTATCTTTACTAAAGATATTCATAACCTTAGTATAGTACATAAATATGACATTAAAATTGTTTTTTATTATAATGTTTGCATTGTTTATTTATGCACACAAATCCGATCTCTTTTTTATAAAGAGGTAATCTACATTTAGGACAATCTACTTTCGTATATATCCTTAGTATTTCATTTTCTTTTTACGCTTGGTTTTTTTCTTTTTCTTTTTACCGTAACCGTATGCCATTATACAATGTCCTTTCCATCCAGTTTTGCGTTTAAAATTTTTAACTCACCACTTATCTCTTGTAATTTTTCGTATGTATCTGATTGCTCTGCAGGTTTATCAAGTAATTTATTTATGGTTGTGTATTCTATAGTTACTTTTTTACCTTGTAATAATTGATTTGCTACTTTTGCATACATTTTTTTGTAGGCAACTGTGCTAGAACCTATGAATCCATCTTTAGATATATCAAGGTCCTGTTGTGTCTCTCCAACTATGAGACAACCTGAGGTGTGTTCATCACTATTCCCTGTATGAATTAAGATATAGGTAAAGTTAGGCACATCTTGTATGTGCAACATACCATAGTGTGCATTCTTGTACCTTTCAGAATACTTAGAATGAAATCCACCTGTTTTTCTAAACTTAATATCGTATGTTCCCTCAGGTATGCAAGTTTCATGCATAACTTTTACTGCTTGATACTGGTCCTCTAATGTATAACACTCAAAAATACCATCAATTAATAAAATTCCATTGGTCGCATCAGTTCCAAATTGATTTCTTACTACTGTCAGTTTCATTTATACTCCTCGATGTGAATGTACTCCGTACTTACAGTTACATATAGTTACATAAGTACCATTTCTTTTAAATGTAGTGCATTCAGATTCTTCTCTCATTCTATCTAATTCTAAATTAGCTCTATCTAATTCGTCATCGATATCATCTATTAAAACATCGTCAAACCACATACTATTTCCTAAACCTTATAGTCAATAGCCACACAACTAATGTAATTACTGTTGCTAATCCTGTAACTTGTTGCGCACTTCCCGTTAATGTAAGCGTTGCAATAATTAAACCGACAAGAGTCCATGACAAATTTAATGTTTCTTTTATTGCCTCAACAATATAATCAATTATTTTTTTTATCATACTCTCCTTGTCAACAGCATAGATGCCAAGCTAGCAATCCTTGTAATGATCACTGGTATAACAACTTCTTGTGCTTTTTCACGTTGATCTTGTGTCATATCTTGTCCTATATCTGATATTACCACATCAGACAAATCGACATCTACTAAAGTACCTATTGGATTAGATATAAATTCTTCTATCTGCACCTCAACAACAACATCAGCAAGTGTATAATCCTCTACGTCTGCATTTTCTACTGCACGTTCTACATAAACTTCAACCGCATCTGCAATAACTTCATCTTCTTTTATAGCCTCTGCAATAATTTCTACATCTTCTGTTTGTACCTGTAATACTTCTGCTACTACTTCAACTTGTTCTTCTGTCAAATTATCTATTTCTTCTATGGCCTCTTCTACAACTGCTTGTACTATCTCTTGTACTTCCTCTGTAGCTTGTTCTAGATTTTGCACACCTATATCATTAACTTCTTTTAAGACTTCGACTACTTCTTCTGTATCTAATTCTTCTACATACTGATCTATGACTTCTTCTATTTGTTCATCAGATAAATCATCTTCTATATCTATCTCTATAACTTCTTCTAACTCTTCAGTCTCTTTGACATCTTCTTCTTGAATCTCTTCCGTTGTTTCGGTGTCATCTCCTGGTATATTTTCGTCCAACTCATCTTCTTCTATCTCTTCAAACTCTGTGTCCCAATCATCTATATCTATTTCTATTTCTTCTATGTCCTCTATAATTACAATTTCTACTTCTTCAAAGTCTTGTAAAAATTCTTCGACTTCAATAATCGTCTCAACAAAATTCTCCAACTCCTCTTCATCTTCAAACGTAAAAATTTCAACTGTCTCTTTAATTTCAAGAATCTTAGTTTCTCTTTCAAGTTCTTCTTCAGTAAGTTCAATCTCCATAATGTCAGGTACATCAACATCATCGTAAAACTCTTCTCCGACTTCTCCCATGTCTTGTTCCTCAATGATCTCGATGTCATAATTTTCTAAATCTCCTCGTTCTATTTGTTCGTCAGTTAATTCTACACCATATATCTCATAATTCTTTTTTCTTTCATTGTCTCGTTCTACTGTTCCGTCATCAATCTCATGTTGCTCATACTCTGCCTCTTCACCATTATCAAGTATGACAACAAATATTTCAGGCTCTGGTTCTGGCTCTGGTTCTGGTTCTGGTTCAGGCTCTGGAGGTGGAGGTAATGTAGTAGTAGTAGTAGTAGTTGGTTGTATATATTTAAATGATATGTCATCAAGCAAAGACCAGTCATTAATTGTTATTGTAAAACTTTCTATAAATGTTTCTAATGTGTCGTATATATTGTAAACAACATCTTCAAACATGTTTTCTATATCTGTATTATCTTGGCCCTCAATCACATTTACTTGTGTTGTTTCATCAGTGTGTGTATATGTAACTGTGCCATCATTATTTAATGCACCGATTCTAAAACCAACTTCATATATATCTATATCTAGCTCTTCTTCTTCTACTGTCGTGGTTTCAGGTAGTGTAAATGTGTAATCATTACTATCGTTGCCATGTTGAAAGTAATGTAAATTCATGTGAAAGTCTGTCATACCACAACAAGACCAATTACCGTTACTATGATTACTGTCTATCTGTATATTGTTTTCAACCTCATTACCTTGACTATCTAATTCATCTTCAGGTAATTCTATATCTGTTGATTGTTCCCATTCAGGTATTGTCGTAGTAGTTGTAGTGGTCGTAGTTGTAGTAGTGTTATCTTCTGGAACAGTTGTAGTCGTAGTAGTTTCTTCTGGTCCATCAAATGTTTCTATTTCTTCTACTTCACCAGGAATGGTAGTCGTAGTAGTTGTAGTAGTTTGTTCTTCGTTAGCAAATACAGGTATAGGTACGAGTAGTACAGTAACTAATAGTATTCTAAAGTAATTGCTTATCCTCCTGAACAGCACCCTTGTCCACAACAATCCATATATTCTCCTTTACATTAAGTTGCCAACAAGTGCTGATAACGCACCGACCGCAACAATCCATCCAAACAATTCTTGCCTGGAAATTTTACTATTTACTTTTTCGTGTAATAAATCTATTCTTTCGTTTATTTCTTTTTGGCCCTCGATGATCATGAATAACATTTCTTTTTGTGTAAATCCATTTGACACAGGTAAATTATTCATGCAATCCAATCCCAATCTTCTTCTTTATAATTATCTGGTACTTTTATATCAACTAAACTATTTAAATAATTTATAAATGTTCTTATAAAATAACCTAATAAAAACCCAATAATGTAATCCATTTATGGATTATATCATAAGTGATTTATGCAGGTTTTGGATTATCTGATTTAACTTTAGCTACGTGATCTTGCCAGGTTGTAGTGCTATTTACTGCGTCCCAGTACTGCATATCCATTTGATCTGCAAGCGATCCGTAAGCCTCTTGTCTTGCAGCAATGTAACCATATTGCTGTTCATCCCACTTAGAATTACCTAAATCAATTTTAGCCTGGTCATAATCTGCATCAGAGAACTCCATTCTCTCATCATTAACTTGCTTGTATAAAGGTTTTGCTGCCTCTATCTCCGCATCTGCTTGTGTTTGTAGTTCTTCTTTTGTTGCCATGGTGTAATTATAACTTTTGTAATATAAGGACCTTAGATTTAAACGTAGTTATATCTTAAAAATTTATTTAACAATTCCATACAACTTAAATGTTCCTGATTCAATATTTCCACTATTCATAAATAGTGATATACCCTTTGTAACAACTGCACTATCTAAAACTCCACCACCTTGAGCTCCCCTTAAAACACCTGTATTATTTCTATAACTGCTTTCAACAGTATGAAAAGTATATTCACTAGCATTATTTGAGTTAAACAAGTATAGAACTGCATTTGCTACTTCCCCTGTTGCAGTTCCTATATTATTATCAGATATGAAATGAAAAGTATTTCCTGTACCATAGCCATTTTCAAAAGAAGTATCTGTTCTTAAAACTAAAAAGGCAACATCATAATTAGCAGTAGTAATAGGATTGTTAGAACTATCTAAATGCCTAAATACTAAAGGTTGCCCATCTGTATCAGTAACAACATCATTTACAACAACTTTATACACATCATAAGATGTGTCCCAGTTAGCACCACCAAGAGTAACAGAACTTACTCCAGAAGTTACTGTTGTTTCATCTATCAAAACTAAACTACCTGCCATTATTTAACTCCATAAATTGTTGCAGTTGTATCGTAGGTATGTGAAACACCTGCAAGTCTTACACCTGTGATTTGTTCAGCAGTTTTGTGTACTCCTATTGTTTTTGTTCCTCTTAAATTACTAGAATTTGTCATAGATGATTGTACAATAACAAAAGTAAAGCTACTTGAGTCATCTGCATTAAAAATTCTAACTAAAGCTCCACCACCTGTGTTTGGATTACCACCTGTCATAATTGGTGCTATTTGTGATGTGTTTGCAGAACGCCAAGATTTATCAAAACTTGTATTAGATTTTAATTCAATACCTGCGTGGTCGTATTCGCTACCTGTTATTACTGCGTCTGAGGAATCAATGAATTTTAAACCTATGTAACCATCTCCAGAACTATCATTAATTTTTAGAAAAATATTATATTGTTTGTATCCTTTGCCAAAAATATTTTGTAAATCAAAATTTGTTACTTTTCCATCTGTACTTAATTGTTGAATAAATTGTAAATTAGTAGACATTAAAAACTCCTTACCCCATAAAGAGAAAAATTACCACTTTCAAGAGTGCCTGAATTAAAGGGAAAAACTCTTATTTGATTTACATAACTAGCTTGTGGTAAAACCTGACTTCCAAAAAAACTTCTATATATATCAGAGTTACTATAAACAGAACTGTGTTGTGTTACAAAAGAATATTTTGCACTGTTTAATAAATTATAAAAATAAAGATAACCATTAATATTACTTCTTGGAACTGAACTAATTTTAATATTATCTGCAAACCTAAATGCTGAATTAGATGTTGATTTATTTTCTGAAAATGTACCATCAGCACCACATATTTGTCTTGCAGTGTGATAAACAGACCCACTCTCTAAAGTGCCACTCTCATAAAGTCTAAATGCTATACCTGTATCATTATCAGATACAGTGCCATCATTAACTGTTAATAAATGTACATTGTAATCTTTTAAATCGGTAAATTCTACTGTTGATGTTGAACTTGATACAGTTGTAGTTTGAATCAATTCCAACTGTCCAAAGTTAGTCCATTTGTTTTCTTGATCTAATTCAATAATATCTTGTGGTGTAAAAATACCTTTATTAGCTCTAAAAGCCTGTGTAACTTCTTTACCTATGTAGCCATATTCTTTACTCATATCATGTTACCTTGTATAGACTGAATTTTCCTTGTGTCATATTGTATTCATCAGACACTGAATTACCAATATAAAATCTTATGGAGTCATGTCTTTCAGCTTGATCAAAAACACCACCACCTATCAAACCAATATTTCTACCACCACTATCTAAAGCAACTTCTTCACAAGTCCACTTACTAAATTCAGTTTCTGAATACCAATTATAAAGATATAGAACTTGATTTTGTACTGAATATACATTAGTGCTTGTTGTAGTAGCAGCAAAAAAAGATGCATTTGCAACTGCACCATTACTAAAAGTAGTATCAGATCTAATTAGTTTATAGCCATAATCATAGTTAGCTGCACTATCTTGTGTACTACCATTTGCTACTCTCATACGAAGTTGATAACTGCCACTAGCATTAGATACATTCCTAAGAACAACCTTATAAACAGAATCATCATCTATTCCAGTTACAAAAACACTAGCTACTGGACTTGTAACCTCAACAGTTTGAACATGTTGTAATGCCATTAGCTACTCCTCAATCCATAAATTGCTATGTTACCTTTTATTAAATTTGCTCCTGCATTAATTCGTACACCATCTACAGAATTTTGATTTGTATAAGTACCTAAATATTTTTGAAACCTCACTATGCCTGAATAAGCTGATCCACTCATGCCCTGTATAAATGTATAACTTGTAGACAATACGGGATTATAAACATAAAATGTTGCAAAATTTCCCTCTGGTTCTTGGTCAGTAAAATAAGCACATGCATTGTTAAATGCACTTTGATTTGTACTTCTTTCTTCTGTTGCAGTTGTATTTGGTGCCATAAAATGAAATGCGTAATCATAATTACTATCACTCAATACAGATGTAGTTGACATTAACCTAAGACCTACTGTTGCGTGTGTTGTTCCATCAAGCGACATATCACTTACTTGTATTTGATACACGTCAAAGTCATCTGTAAAACAATTTTGTATTTCTACATGATTGACTGCTGATGTAACACTTGATTCTGTAATTAATCGTAAAGCACTCATTATTTTTTAATCCCAAAAAGTTTTATATTGTACGAAGTAAAATTATTACTACCACTTCTCATAATTCTTATACCATCTACAACACTAGCTTGTGGTAGTATACCTCCACCGTATCTAGTTGACGCATAACTACTGGTTGTTAATTGTTCTTGAAAATTCATAAAAGAATATTTAGCACTGTTACCTAAATTATAGAAATAAGCATAAGCACCAAAAGTTCCTGCAGTACTTAATTGAAATTCTAATTGCATGTATTCGTAGTTTTCTTGCTTTTGATTACCATTACCACCTGAACTTTCTTGATATTGTATTGAGTAATCATATACTCCTGCTGTTTCGTATGTTCCTGATTCTCTTAGTTGTACACCAATACGACCAATACCTGATTCAAATTCAAGATTTTGTATTACAAGTAGATGAACGTCATATTTAGATTCTTTAATAGAATTTAATTCAATAGTGTTTACGTCTCCTGAATGATTAGTTTCAGCAATAAACTCTAGACTACCACCTAGAAAACCTTGTCGTTCTAAATCAAAGCTCTCTTGTGTAGTTAATATACCTTTATTCTTAACCTTTTGTTTGACACTTGTAGATGTGTCGCCAATATAACCAAATGACATAGATCACCTAGGTTTGTTTCAAATAGTTAATTGTAAAATCTATACTTGATGCTGCTGAACACAGTCCTTGTATTTTATCACCAGTCGTTAAAACTACTTTTGTTTCCCAAACAAGTGTTGTACCTGCAGGAACAGTAACGTCATTTAACAAATGTGGTGTAGTTGATCCACCAGATTTGACAACTTCAATATCAATAGTTACATCTTGACTACTTGAATTTACATTAGAAAAACTCATTCCAATGATTGTTTCAGTTGTACTTGCTGCTACTGCGTCAAGTAAGTCGGCGTTAGATGTGGTAAGAGTCCCTACTACACCTTCCAGAACGTCCGCCATAACCTATCTCCTTTCCTAACTAAGTGCCAAAACAAGACCTAATGAAACTCCACCTGCTAAATTAGCAATATCTTGTGCTGTTGTTTTCTTTAAATTATTACTATCGTCAATATCACCAAACAATATTTCATCACCACCGGCAACCGTGCCTGATCCCGTACCGTTTATATCAACTTTTAATTGTGATGATGCAACAGTTAGACCTGCACCATCTATTGCAGATAAGAAATCACTTATGGATTCTCTTTTTACTTTGTTACTGTCGTTTGCATCTCTAATAAAAATTTCGTCTGCTGTTTGATCAACTGCTGCTGCTGCAACATTAAATACAACTTCACCTGCTGTTGAGTTTGCATATACAGAATCTACAACTTTACCAACAGCATCCCAAATATCTTCGAACATTTGTGCCATTGGTGATACACGTACTTTAGTACCTGATGCATGTGATAAACCTGAACCTGCTGCGGAACCTGTCAAATATCTGTTATCAACAGTAGATGTTGCTGCTGATGTTGAATTAATTGTTCCGTCTATAAAAATATATTCTCTAGAAGATGAACTGTCTGGATCAATAACTAAATAAGTTGGTGATGTTAAACCAGTTGTTGATGTAAGGTTTAATGTTGTGTCAGTAGCACCTAAAGCACCTGACAATGTAGTTTCAAAAGCATTACGTAAATTAACCTCTGCTGCTTTTCTTGTGTCTGCCATAATATCCTATCCATAGCACCACCTCTACTTATATCTATCTCCTTTTTTTATAATTATATCAGGTTCCAAATTGGTACACTCCTAAAGTACCGACTCCGAGTGCGCCTAATGAAGTTACTTGTGAAGTATCTGTAACTTCTATTTGCCCTCGTATAGTTAAAAAACAAAAAATCATTGTCGATCCTTGTTTTGATATTTCTGATACAGGTAAAGTAACATTTTCTACAATACCTCTGATTGTTTCCTCTGGTTTAAATACATCTAAAGTTACTGATTTTCCCTCTAATCTTTGTATTTGATCAAATATTTTTTTACCAATACCAGGAATATTTTTAGGTGCTTTACCAGGTCTTTCTATTCTGTCTGATACATTTACAGGTATCTTCACAATAACATCTTCTGGTTCTGGGAAAGCACGAAGTGAGTATGAATAAACATTAGGTGAAAAACTTTGTGATGCACCAGATCTTATAACTATTTTAGGAACAAGCCATCTAGATATTACATTAACTAATGGTACTTCTTCACCGGTACCATCTATCTGCACATTCTCTATAGACGTAAAATTAGAACTGGATGGATTAGTCAAATCTTCTAGTTCTTTGGAAAAAAATGTTTGTACCTCTGAACCACCACTCATTTGATTTGTGTAAACTCTTGCACCTATCCATTGTTTTGCAGATGCAGTATAAAAGTCTGCGGCAGGTAATATAATATATCCCTCTGTAACATAATTACCAACATCTTCTTTTACTACTCCAATATCTTTTAAACTAAAAAATATAATATCATTTGCAACACATAATCCTTGTACCTCTTTACTAGCAGAAGAGTAATATAAATCTCTTGCCATGCCTAGTGTTGGTAAATATACAGACCATAAATGTGTTTCATTAGCATCTTCAATAACACCCATAAATATTTGTTCTCTTGTTTTCATAAATTTCATAGGTCCTCTGTCGACAGTTGTATCCTCATCACCCCATTCTTTCATAACTTGTTTACCAGTAATAACGTAAAGATTGTCTGATACTGCTAGTTCTGCCATATATAATCTACCTATAAAACCATTTGTTTGTTGATTTTTTTGTTTAGCACCTACAAAAATTATTCCGTTAGATTCTATAATGTCTGTTAACTCTTCTCCCTCAAAAAAAGTTTGACCTTTTATTGTAAGACCTGAATCATCTTTTATAGAATATACATAACCATTACTTGCTGCTGCAAGTATTACAGCACCTGCATCTGTCAAACCCACCCATGATGTGTTATCAGGTAAGTCTTTTACAATAGCAGGCGCACCTGAACCTGAAGATACATTTAATAAATTACCAGTTGTACCATCTACACCAAAAATAAAATCTTTTGCTGTAAATACTCTTGTGTAATTTTTACTTACAGTGTTGTAGTCAGACCATGTAGTAGTTGATACATCATATTTTCTTATTGTTCCGTCAGTTCCATCACTCATTGCGACATATAAATCACCACCATATATAATCATATCTTGCACTGTTCTTGATGGATTAGATGTATCTGGTGATAATTCTGTAAAGTTAGCACCATTGTCTGTAGATTGCTGTACTTTATTACCATCACCTACATAAATAATATTATTACCAGATACTAATACCTGGTTAGTAGCAGTATCACTTCTTGTTAATGTTGTTTGGTGTAGTAATTCTATCTTGTACTGTTCACCTTTTTCTCCTGCATATCTAAATACATTTACACCTTTACTATCAAAAAATCTTCTAAAGTCATTAGGACCTGTATTTCTTTGATGCGCTTGGTCTAGTCCTTGTCCACCAGAAAAATCTGATCTTCCGTAACTTTGTCCAAACTCTGCTCTAAATTCTTCTGGTACTTGTGCTGTGTTTATTTGTTGTGCAGCTAAAGGTGCAGTAGTTATACTAAATTCTCTACCTGGTGCTGTTGCCATTCGTAATAATAAATCTGTAACACCATCATTAATAGATGCCTCATAACCCCACGCTAGTGGTCTAGGTACTTTTGCTCCTGTAGGTACTGGCATATTAAGTAGTAAAACTTATGCCGTATAGATCAACACCTGCAGGAAATCTTGTGCGTTGTTCTCTTCTAGCTCTATCTAACAATACACCGTAGTAACGAAGTAATGCATTCCTCACACGTTCACCAGAACCTAAAGGAACACCTCGTATTTCTAAACTTTCTGTAATAAAATTTTGTGTTGTTGTATCAACGTCTAATTCAGACAACATTTGTGCTACAGCTCCTACCATAACTATTTGTTCATGAAATTCTTCTAAGCCTGATACTGTATTTAAATTATCAGTTTCTGCAGTAGGTCTTGTAAATTGTGCTGCATAATTAACATAAACACTTTTACCACTTGTTGGTCCTGTTGGGAATTGTATTGCTACGTTTGTAGAACTAGGTGTGAAATCTGTCAACAACTCTAATGATATATCTGCATAATTTGTAACAGATGATGTAGAATTATTTATTTTTGCTTTTAAAATTCTTTTCATGTCAGCAGGCCCCTCAACATAATTAACTGAAGTTGTAGTCAATGTTGTATTTTTTACTGCATATAATGCAGGATATAAACCTACTATTTGATCACCTATTGCATTAGCAACATTTAATCTTGGATAACGTGGCTTTAATAATATATCTGCATCTGCTGCATGACTTGCTATAGTTGATCCGAGTCTTGCACGTTCTACAGTTATTGTTCTTGACACAGTATTTATATCTTCGACCATCATAAGTTCTTGTCCTATTTCTAATATAGAACCTGAACCTATTAACTCTTCTTCTTCCGGTGTCCATAAATTTGCAACATAAGTTATAGACGTGGTGGATGCAGAGTTATCTATACCACTAGCTAATTGTGATAATGGTTCTTGTTCTTCTACTGGTCTTAGATATTCTCTATAAGTTCTATTTATTAATTCAGCAAATGTAGACATTACTTCTTCTTTCTCTTCCTTTTAGCTTTATTTTTTTTGCTGTTAGGAAAACCTTTTTTCATATCAGCGTAAGCCTTTTTAGATATAGTAGAGTTCTTTTTTGATCTACTTGTACCTGCTTTTTTACGCTTGTTTATGTTGTAATATAAACCTTTTTTAGCCACCATTCACCTCCTATTCACCAAACATTCCGACACCAACCACCTGTATACCTAATCTTCCATCAAATATTTCGTCTGCCTCGAATGAATCAGGAAATGATTTTACAAAACTATCACTTATAATTGCTGCAGACTCTAGAACTGTAGAGGTTTTACCCTCTTTTAAAATTAGTAAGATACCCATTAGTATCTAGCTTTCTCTATATATAAGAATTATTTTTCTGTTAGCTGACTCTGTTGATCCAGATACTACACGTAGGAAACCTGCGGAACCAAATGCAAAACCACTAGGATCAACTCTTATTAGATCACCTGTGCTTACTGTGTAACTTAATGCACTTCCATCAGTCTCTTTTATATCAACCCAACCACCAGGACTTGATGCAAATTGTATAGTTATTGTTGAACCTGTCATAGCTGACGGTAACACTATACCTGCAAGTAACATCCCATCTGTATTTGAACCTGCACTTGCAGTAGATCCTGCGTCTATTTGTATTACGTCTTGTTTACTTCTTGCCATATTATAAATTATTTTAACATACTCACAAGACCGCTAAGGTGGTTTAGCGGTCTTAGTGAGTAATATTTATATCTTTGTTTTATTGATTATGCGTTAGAAACGTTATCAATTTCACAGTGATATTGCTGTGGACCAAAGTCAAATCCCATTTCCATGTAGATTGCTTTTGCCTCTCTAGCGTAATCATCTTGGTCAATATCTCTTACGAACATTGTTCCATATCCTGGAATGTTCAAGAATACTGGCTTGACAAATGATAAATCAACAATGAAGTTTTTCTTACCATCATTAGATCCTGCAGGTAAATAATCAGACAAAGCTAGTCCGATTGAACCAAAAGGAGTTACGATAGTATCAATATCAACACCGCCGACATTTCTGTCTCTAGGTAAAATACCGTAGTTTTTACCTGATACAACAGTTGCATTAACAATTTCTTTGTTAAGATCAAGTAATGCTGTTGGTTGACAGAAAAGCACAAGGTCTCTCATTGGTGCGCCTGCATCATACAATTTTTTCATTGCTGCTGCAATTACATCAAAGTTAAGTTTTTGTGCGGTTCCTGTACCATCACCTGCTGTGTCATGAAAAACAATATTGCCTCCTGATAGAGAACAATGTTGATCAAGACCTCTCATTTGACGATTCTGACCACTGTTTGATCCATCGTTAAACTGACCATTAAATGCTTGGAACTCAACTTTCTTTGCTACTGTTTCAAGTAATAAAGTCATTTGATACGCAAGCTCATCAGTAACTGGATTGTTTCCCTCTAGTGCTAACTTGTCAATACTGTTTTTATAGTTAGCTGCTAAATCAAACGGTACAATTTCACCACTAGCTGCTTGTGCGGTAAATGTAACTTGTGCTGCCTCATGGAAAATTTCCAATACTCCCTGTTGTGCTGAACGGCTTTGACCTGAATATGTAGGTTGTCCGCCCTCTGCAGCAGGAGTAACTGAAGAAACAGTTACATTATCTTGTGTTTGAAACTGGAAGAATGTTGAGTTAGTAACAATTCCACCGTTCAAACCACCTGATGCGGCTAGTAGAGGAGTTCTTGTAGGTGTGATTTTAAACAGCTCACCAGTAAAGTTATTAACATCACTAGCTACCACGGGATTTGCTCCGCTTATTGCTGGCATTTAAATCTTTCCTTTCCTCTAATTTGCATTAGATAATACTTTTACTTTTCTTGTTTCATGCGATCTTGCATGTACATTTTTGCTCGTATAGATTCTGCGGGACTGCCATTCTTGACAATCTCATCTAGTATCTGCAATGGATCCTCTTCACCTATAGATGCAGATTGTTGTTGTATAGTTTCAGATTTTTGGTCTGACTCCATAATCTTTTCTGCAGCTACGTAATCATTTTGATTCACATTTTGATCAGCATTTATTCCGTAGTTGTCAGATAGCCATGAAGATAATTCGGTAGAATCTAACTTACCATTATAAAGATCTGCTGCCATCTTACCTGTTCCTTGTGTAGGATCTAATCCAACCTCTTTGAACAAATTAGTTTTAGCATAACTTCTTAGTTCCTTATTTTCTTTTTCCAGACGTTTTGTGTAATCTCTAAAAGATTCCTCGCCTTTCTCCGTTGACACTGTATCTGTATCCTTTACTTCTTCTGTCATTTCTATACTCCCTCTCTACCATTGTTCACATTCTCTATTACCGGTAGGAATCATAATAGGTGTGGCTCTACTTGTTACTAACTTATAAGTGAAAATTCCGCCTTAGAACTAGGCATTTACACCACAACGATTTGATACTTAGTAAGTACGTTGGCATTCTTACTAGAACGGTGATCTATTTATATACTGGCGGATACTACCTACGCCATCACAATAATTATAACAGATGTAATATAAGGTAATTTATATGAGTGGACTTAGATTTCTTCTAATCCTGTAACACCTTGTTGTGTTATAGCTGTGCCACCAGTTGCAGAGAACAAGGCCTCTTCTTCTGCCTCTAATTGTTCTTGTAATCTTCGTGCCTCACTATCACCAAAAACCTCTGCCTCTAAAAATTCTGATGTACCAAATATATTTCTATCACCTCTATATTTTTGTGCTAACCTTTGTAACCTAGGTATATTTGTTTCTGCTTTAGCTGCAAGTTGTTGTGCTAGTGTAGAAGATACTCCCGCAGATAAAAGTCTTTGTGCTTGTGATAATGATACATCTACGTCTTGTTCTGCAAATGCACCACCAACTTGTGCTATTTGTATTCGTTGTTCTATAATATCTCTGCTTATATCCTCATTTATAAAACTAGCAAATATAGATTCATCAGTTATATCATCTTCTGATGTAGCAACATTAGGATAATTTTCTATGTAATATCTTTTTACAGCATCAAACTGTGGAAATAATAATGTATATGCTGTATCTAATCTCTCTTGTAACTCTCTAGGTGCAACATCATTTTCAAATAATTCCACTATTTTATTTTCAAACAAATCAGGATTTAAATTATAATCTGCAAGATAATTTTTATATGCCTCTACGTTTGTAACATAATCAAGTTCTGGTGTTGGTCCCTCTAATCTAAGTGTTACACCATCATCTCTAAATATACCGGGGAACTGATCTTTATAAGATTGTGTTTGTCTAAGCTCTCTTATAGCATCGTCTGCCTCACCACCATTACTGTTGTATATATCTAAAAATGTATCTAATAATTCTTGATTCATCCATGTATAGTTAAGTCTTGCATACTCTTCTATATCAAATGGTTCTATAGGATCACCCTCTAATATAGGTAATGTAGGTGCTTGTGGTGGTGGATTTTGATTAGCAGGACCTATGTCAACTTCTTCAGAAGTTCCATCACTATATATTGTAAGTCTATATTGACGACCATCTCTAATGTATGTAGTGATAGATGTTATTGTAGGTTGACCTATATCATCTGCAGTTGTTACAGTTGTGTCAGTAGCTGTATCTTCATCTTCAAGATTTATACTATCATCTTGTTGTATGTTTTGTAATGCTCTTTGCCTTGCAGTTTCTTGCGCTCTTTTATTTGCAATAACAGCAGGATCATTTGCTGCTTGCTCACGTATAACATCTAAATCAGTATCAGCAGTCAGTTCTGTATATGTAAATTGTTCACCTTGATTTTGTAAATACTTTGCTACAAAACTATCTTCTGGTAAAAATCTATCACCATTTGGAAAATATATTCTTCTTACCATTTAACTTTATTAGCCCAATATGCTGCGGACATTTTACCTTTCTTAATATTTTTAGCATGCCTTGCCTTAAAAGATCTTGACCTTGCAGTATTTCCTTTATCTCCTCTTACACCTTTTTGTCCAAATCTAATTAACTTTACTTTACTTCCCTCTTTAGCAAGTACAGCATGTGATTTTTTAGGATGTTTAGGAGTTCTTTTTGGTTTGTTATAACCTGCAAATTTTTCTCCTCTGTATGTAATAGCCATTATTTAACCCTCGTATTCCACATTGTTCCTCCTGTTACTCTTTGTCCTGGTTGTCCAAAAACTGACGTTAAATCTTTTACAGCTTTATCTTGGTATGTTTGTGTACCTAAATCTGCAGCAATCTTAAATGCAATATCTTCTCTTTCTTTAATATCATTTGTAGCTATAAATTTTGCCCACTCTTCAGATTGCTCGTCTGGTGCTTGTCCAACTAAAGTTTGCCATTCGTATCTCCATTGTGCTGCTGCAGAAGAATATTTTTTTACATTAGTACCTTTATATTGTGGATGTGCTGCAACAAATGAATCTTGTAAAGATGGTATATATGTTTCTGCGTACCAATAAGGATTTGCTTGTCTTTCATTTGCTATAGATTCTAAATCTAAACCTGCAGTTGAGCCTGGTCCTAATATATCTTCTATATCATTAGCTATACCTTGTGTAGCAATAATAGATTCTACTGGCTTACCATCTACTATTGCTTGTACTTCTACAGGTAGACTGTAAGGTAATCTATCATTTTTTAATTTATTAAGTATATTTGTTATATCATCTTCTGTTGCATAACCTGTAGTTCCAATCATGTTATTAGTTGCAATTACAGATACTAAATCTGGATTTATGTTTTGAAAACCTTGTTGCATCATGTTAGAAACTATAGAGTCATAGCTTTGATTTAATTGTGCATTGTAAGATGCAGGATCACTTGCTTTAAATTTTACTGCTTTACGTTCCGCATCAGTATGTGTTCTATACCATGTAGTATTCATTAATTCAGAATCTCTTGGTGTTCTACCCTCTTGTGCTGCCTCTAGTGCAACAGCTAAATAGTCATAGTTACCATTTTCATCTGTAGACAATAACCAAGGTGCTGTCTTGGCCTCTTCTTTTATAGTCTCTACTAAATATTCGTAAGATGTAGCACCCTCTTCCATCTTGCCACTTATTTGATAAAGCTGATTAACAGTGCCAAAATTAAAACTATTATTCCACATTTCAGTAGTTATTTGTCCTTGTGATTCTACAACTTCATTATTAGATACTACTGTATTAGGTACTAAATTATTTACACCAATACCTTTTTGTAATATTTCTAATTGATCCTCTATTAAATATTTCCATGTAAAAGTTTCACCAGTAGGTAATTCAAGAAATGCCATAAGCCAAAACTTATCATCTTCTTGTACTACCTCGTAATCTGATGGTAGTGTAGTTATTAACTTGTTTTCTTCTTTACTTTGTACTGCCATAAATAAATGTTTCTTTAAGTTTATCAGGTTGATTTTCTGAATTTGCTTTATTTTTGTTCATATTAACCATTGTATTTATAAACGTTTGGCCTATGTCGTCTGGATTAGACTGTGGTGCTTGAAAACCAGGTAAGTAATTAGACACATATTTGCTATCTTTTTTATCTGGTAACATTTTAATTAGCCTATCTGTTGGTGATAAATATTCTACAACATCCATAGTGTTACTTATATGTTCCCAATTTACATCTTCTCTTTCTATAGAACTACTAGGCATACCATAAAAATTTAATATGGACTTACCCATGCTTTTAAAATAATAATCTGCAGTTTTCTTTATTTCTGGTGCTGCTGCAACCATGATACCCATACCAAATACAACAGTTTCCCATACATCAACTAAATCTAATACACCTGATGGTGATGTTAATTGTGCAGCAAGTTTAGCCATTCTGTTTCTTAATCTATTTCTTACTCTTTGTTCTATTGGTAATTGATCAGCTATATTATTGTATTGATCTACTATATTTATAAATTGTGATTGTTCATCTGGTGTTAATGCTGATGCTGCATTGTCTATAACAGATTCTGCTCTATCATCAGCTCCAAAAACTTGTGTATCTTCTGCCTCTATAAGATTCATAAATTCGTCAAAATCTGGATCTTGTTTTCTATATTCGTCAAATATACTAGATTGTTCTATTTCTGATATATCATCTGGTATATCTACATTAGGATCAATACCACCTAAACTTCCTGGATCAGAACCAGGCATGTTATCAACATTTTCTATTTCTCCTAATATCTCATCAGTATCTAAGTCTGGAATATTACCAATGTTTTCTAATTTAATATCATCAATTTGTTCTTGTAATCTAACTTTATAATTTTCTAAATCATTAGGTAATTGTGTATCTATTGCATCTAATTGTTCTAAAGATAATTCAGCATCAGTTAGAACTACTATATCTTTATATAATTCATCAAGAAAAATAATATCATCATTTACTTTTTTTAAAAGTTTTTGTTTTTCATCAGTAGATAAATTTAATTCTTCTACAATATCTAAATACATAGAATATCTATTATCTAAAATTTGTGCAAATTTATCACTTTTTAATTCTTTATTCATCCAACCTTTAATTGTTTGCATTTGTCTATATTCAGGTGTATCTTTAATATCTAATAAAGAATCTGGCATTGTTACACCATCTTGAAAATCAGGTAACAATTCTTCTAAAGGTGTGTTACCTTGTCTGTCTATGTCTGGTAAATCATCAGGTGAATCTGTTATTTCTTCTTCTGCCTCACGTCTTAATCTATCTGCCTCATTTGTATCATCATCAATACCACTAATATCATCTGGTGCTTTTGCAGAAAACTCTTCCCATTCTTTTATTCCTGTTTTGTTAGTACCAAATTCATTATGTTCAAGAATAAAATTTTCAACAAAAGATGTACCTTGTGCAGTAGGTGTCAGTCTATCATCTAATTTATTTGCTACTTTAATAAAGTTACTTAACTCTTCAGTTTGTTGTGATGTTAAAAAAAATTTATTTCCATACTCTTCAAGATCTGTAAGATTTAATAAATCATCATGTATTCTTGTAGAATTAGTTGTATTAAGACTATCATTTGCTATTTCTGATGCTTTGTAATATTCTTTTTTAAATTCTTCGAACAGTTCTTCTGTCGTTAATTTATCATAATCCATTATTTTTTCCAGGATTTCTTTGCAGTTTTTTGTGCTGCTTTAGATAATTCTCCATAATGATATAATCTTTTACTTGATTTAGAATGCTTAGCGCCACTATGTAACTGACCATTAGGCATCTTATGATATTTACCTTTATAAACTTTACCTGATCTTAGGTAATGTTTTACACCCATTCCCATTATTTTTTCTTTCTTTTTTTAAGCATTTTAAAATCAGCACCA